CTTGCTCGTCGTGATTCTGGTGATCGTGCTGATCCGGGCGCTGCGGGGCCAGAGCGTATGAGCAACCGGATCACCTGGTCGGGGCTCGCCGAATACGCCGCGGACCTCGGTCGGCTGCCGACGGCGCTCGTCGACGAGGCGACCGCGCTCGTGTACGACGCCGCCAACGGGACAGCCGACGCGATCCGTGCCGCGTACCCGAGTCGCTCCGGGGATCTCCGCAACGGCGTCGCCGTGCGGCCGGGGACCGAGCGGCCGTTCACCGTGAGCGCCATCGTGGAGAACCTCGCGCCGCTGGCGTGGATTTTCGAGAACGGCTCCCAGACGCGCCAGTACGTCACCACGCGCGGCGTGAAGCATCTGACCGGGCGGATGCCGCCCGGGCATGTGTTCATCCCGCGGGTGATTCGCGGGCGGCGGGCGCTCGACGTGGCGTTGGCGGCGATGGTGACGCGGCACGGCCTGACGGTCACGGCGGACAGCGGCCTCGGATTGGCGGCGTGAGATGGCTGATAGCAGCGAGATCGACAACGCGCTCGTCGCCAAGCTCGGCGGCGATGCGACGCTCCTCGCGCTGATGCCGAACGGCGTCTACATCGAAGAAGCGCCGCCGGGCATGACGCGGTTCGTGATCGTCTCGCTGGTGACGGCGATCGACGAGCCGATCTTTGGCGGCGACGGGTTCGAAGACGGGTTGTATCTCGTCGATCCCCGGGCGCTCTCGACGTCGGGCGGGGACGTGAAAGCCGCCGCCGCGCGGATCAAAACGCTGCTGCATCTGCAGCCGCTGACGGTGGCGGGGTACACGTCGATGATCGTGCACAAGGACGGCCGCCCCGGCGGCCGGGTGGAAGTCGACCAGGTCGACGCGTCGATTCGGTGGAACAAACGGCCGGCGTATTACCGCGTACAGATGGCGCCAGTCTAACGGCGCGGGCAACTCAGGCACCGAGTGAAAAGGTAGGACCGACATGAGTATCCTCTCCGGCCGCAACGGGCAAGTCCTCTACGATCCCGCGGGCGTCACGCCCGTCGCGCTCATCTCGTTGAAAGAATGGAAAGCCAGTTTTAAAACCGATTACATCGACGTCACCTGCTTTGGCGACACGAACAAAGTCAAAGTGCCGGGCCTGGCCGACATCGCCGGCAGCGGCAACGGCTTCTGGAATAGCACCAACGTCGTGCTGTTCGCCGCCGCGAGCGCGACCACGCCGGGCAAGCTGAAGCTCGTGCCGAGCTCAGTCGAGCCCACGTTCTTCTGTAGCGGGCTCGCCTACATGTCCGCCGACATCGACGTCCCGGTGAACGGGGCGCCGGCCGTGTCGTTCTCCTGGGTCGCCGCCGGGCCGTTCCCCTGGGCGCCCTAGGCGGCGCGCGTCGTGTGGGACGGCACGTATCACGCGCTGTACATCCGCGGCAAGGCGGGCGATCTCCTCTGGGGCTATCGCCCCGCCGTGTCGTTCACCAACTGGCGCATCCGGAAGGGCGAATCGGGGCGCTGGATCCTGCGGGCCACGATCACGCGCGTCGAGCCGTTCGCGAGTCGGCAAACGCCGCTGCTCTTCACGGCGCCACGCGAAGGGACGCGCGACGGGTTTTGGGCCTGGGGCGTGGAGTCGGTGCAAGTGGGGACGAACCAACTGGTCGCGATCTTGGGACCGCCGGAACAATAAGGGGCAACACCGCATGGGGACCTCGCGCATCGTCACGCCGGGCTCGAAACAACTCCCGCTGTCCAATGGGGATTGGATCCGCGTCAAGACGCGGCTGAGTGCCGGGGAACGCCACGACTCGTACGAGCTGATGTACCTCCGCAACCCGGACGGCTCGTACGTGGTGAACGCCGACGGCCGCCTGATCGTGGGGCCCGCCAATTCGCGGCGCGCGCAGATCGTGGCGTACCTGCTCGACTGGTCGCTCACCGGGCCCGACGGATCGCCGCTCGTCGTTCGGGGGGCGTCACCCGAGGAGATCGTCGCCATGTTGCGGGCGATCGACGAGGAGAGCTTCGACGAGATCAGTACCGCGATCCTTGCCCATGAAGCGGCGATGGCGGCGGAGCGCGCCGCGCAAAAAAAAATCCTGCTCGCGCCGCCCGCCGCCGATCCGACCTCGCCCTCGCCCTCCGTACCGGCTGGGACGTTGATCGAATCCGCGGGCTAGACGAAGACGATTACGCGCTGTTGATTGCGATGCTGAACGAGTCCACGCCCGCGCCGGATCCCGACGACGACGAGTAAGGCCGATGCCCACAGGTAAATTCGAGGCGGACTTCAAAGACTTCGACGCCGCCGTCGATCAGTCGACGGGCAAACTGCGCGCGCTCGAGGCGCAAGCGGCCCAGGTCGGCCCCGCGGTGGATCAGATCGGCAGCAAGGCGCCGACGGCGCTCGGTGCCATGACGACGGCGGCGGGCTCCGCGAGCACGGCGCTCGGCGAGGTCGGCACGAGCGCGCAGACGGCCGAGCAATGGCTGGCCGGCGTCGGCGCGGAATCCGAGGCGTTTCACGCGAGGGCCGCCGCGCTCACCAGCGTCCTGAGCGGGCAAGCCGCCGCCCTCGACACCCTCGGGGGCAAGCTCGGCGTGACGGTCGCTAATCTCGGCGTCGCGGGCTCGGCGGCCCTGGCGTTCGGCGTCGGTATGGAGGCGTGGAAGTTCGGCCGCGCGATCGCGGGCTTCTTCGATCTCGATGTGACGATCGGCAACGCGACCGCGAAGTTGCTCGGCTTCGGCGACGCGGCCGGGGAGGCCGGCGGCGCGAAGATGGACGTCCTGAACCGCGCCAGTAAAGCCGTCGGCGCCAACATCACCGACATGGCCGAAGCGATGGCCATCAATGACCGGGTGGTGAAGGAATGGACGGGCAGCCTGAACACGTCGGCGCGGGAAGTGGACGGCTGGCGCGCCCAACTGGAGAAGGTCCGCAACAGCGGCCAGATGGCGTTGCTGACGGCGGATCTGGCCTCGCACAACTTCAGCCTGAAGGAACTGAGCGAGCGGTATCACATCTCCGTCGACGCGATGCAGTTCTTCACGCGGGAAACCAAGAACGCGGCCGACGCGGAGAAAGCCGCGAGTGAGGCGAGCCACGCGAACAATGCGCTAAAGCTCCGTGAGCTCGCGGAGGAGATGGCGGCGCACAAAGCGACACGCGAGCTCGAGGGCCGGATGGATCTCGAGCTCACCAAGCTGCAGGAACAATACGCCGTGGCGGCGACGGAACGGAGTGGGACCGCCAACGAGCTCGAGGTCGCGCGCATCAATGCTACGTTCACCGTGCACAAGCAGCGGCTCCAGGAGCTCGGCACCTGGAACGAGACGATCGCCAAACAGTACGCGGTGAACTGGACGCAAGCGCTCGACGGGGTCGGGTCGGACTTCGACCGAATGGTCAAGACGCGCTCGATCCCAGCGCTGCAGGAACTGGCGACCAACGCGCTCCACACCTACACCGACATGGTCGTGAGCGGGAAATTCTTCCGCGATGACCTCGACAAACAACTGGCGCTCTATCACAAGCTGCAGGATGAAGCCCGCGGGTTCGGGGACGCGGCGGTCTCGGCCCATCAACGCGCGGCGTCGGCGGCGAAGCTGCAGAACGACGCCATCATGGGGATCGACACGTCGTTCCAGGGGTGGAATACCACGATCATGGGCACGGGGCGGGCGATCACCGCGCTCGTCGACCAGTTCAACGACTTGACGACCGCCGCGGAGAAGGCCAATCACGCGATGGGCGGCTCCCAGCAAGTCACCGCGCAGAACTTCGGGCAGAGCATCGGGGACATCGTGACCGGCATGTCGGGCGGCGGCGGGTTGCCGCTCGTCGTGCAACACGGCGTCGACCAGGGCGCCGCGCTCGCGCTCGCCAAACAGGGCTATTCGTTTCAGGAGATCGTCAACGCCCTCACCAAGGGGCAGCCGGTCTCGCCCACGCCGATCGGGCCGCGCATTCCCGGCTTTGCCGGCGGCGTGGAGAACTACGCGGGCGGGTGGGCGACGGTCGGC